GGTTTCCTCGGTGTAGGTGGTCTTGCCGATGCCACGGAAGCCTTCGATCGAGAGGCGCGGGATCGGGCGATTGATCGCCGCGACCATCTCGCGATGCGCTCGCGCCGAGGCGTCCGGGTGGCGATGGGCGAAGAGATGAGCGTGGGCAAACCAACGGTCCTCGTGCAAACGGCGGACGGATTCGAGGGCAAAATCGGCGAGCGCCGCCTTGTCGCCCGCCTTGCGCGCCGCGCGGAACTCGGGCGGGATCGCGAGGCGACCGGCGCTCACAGCTTCGCGGCGAGGTTCTTCGCCACCCACTCGGCGGTCGAGAGATCGGCGGAGAATGCCGCCGGGTTGGCGCACACCCGGTCGACGCCGGCGTTGACCACGGCGATCGGCAGGCTTGCCGCGGGGACGGCCGCTGCAACGAGCCCGTCCGCGATCTTGAAGAGTCCCGAATCGACACAGGCTCCGACGATGCGCGCCGTCACTGCCGGATCGCCCGGCTGCGGCTGGACCGCGCAGCCCGCGAGTGCGAGCGCACACATTATATATAGGGGCCTCATGGCTTCCTCGCCGGTGTGAAGGCCGGGGGCGGCGGCTCCGGGTCGGGAACGGCCGCCCTCGACGGATCGTGCACGGTATAGCCTGCGAGGCCCGAGCCCAGCGTCGCGATCAGCGCAGCGATGGCGCCGGCGACCTCGGGCGGAACGGCGAGCCCGGTGAGGCCCAGCGCCCAGATGATGACGATCGAGAGGGGCGTCGTGGCACCTGCGCCGCCGAGGCCCGCGGTAACTTTAGGAGAAATGGGGTTCATCCCGCCCTCATAGCACGCTTCTGCCGGAAAACGAAGCGGCCCCGCCGGGGAAAAGCGGAGCCGCCCCTTGACGATACCGCGAAGCATCGCCTAGCGTGTGCGCCGCGGGGGGTCGAGGCCCGCGAAGCAACCGGCCGAGGGAGGCCTTGCAATGTCAAATACTCCACCAAAGGAACGAAATCAACCACTCGCCATCGACCTCTACTGCGGCCTCGGTGGCTGGACGGAAGGGCTGCTCGCCGAAGGGTACGATGTCGTCGGCTTCGACATCGAGCGCCACCAGTACGGCGAGCACCGCTACCCGGCGCAGCTTATCGTGCAGGACGTGCTGACGCTGCACGGCTCGCAGTTCAAGGACGCCACGCTCATCGTCGCCTCGCCGCCGTGCCAGGCCTACAGCTACCGCGCGATGCCGTGGTCGCGCGCCAAAGCCCTGCCGCCGCCCGACAACACGCTGTTCGAGGCGTGCTTCCGCATCCAGCGCGAGGCTTGCGAGGCGGCGGGGCGGCACATCCCGCTCGTGGTCGAGAACGTGCGCGGCGCGCAGAAATGGGTCGGGCGGGCTCGCTGGAACTACGGCTCGTTCTACCTCTGGGGCGACGTGCCGGCGCTGATGCCGCCGACGCGCGATGTAGCAAAGGTAGCTGGTTTCCGATTTGACGGGAGCGGTGGCAGTTTCCAGTCGGCCTCGGTCAAGCAGTGTGGCTCGGGCGCGGCGTGGTGGGACAACGCGCTGGATGAAAGGCGCAAGGCGGCGACCGCGTTGATGCGGGGCGGTACGAAGCGGCCAGGAATCAACCTGTCCGAGGTCGGCTTCAACGTCGCCAACGCCCGCGAGTTCGGCCACATGGTTGAGGGCGCGGAATACCTTCGCACCGAAGATGACAAGCGCCAGCACATCGGCGTCTCGCGCAAGTTCGCCAGCGCCATGATCGCCAAAATCCCCCTCCCCCTCAGCCGCCACATCGCCCGGTGCTACCGATGACCAACTTCAGCGACGACGTAGAGTACGCAGCCAAGCCGCAAGTCTGGCGCCTCGTCGTCTGGGGCGTCTCCCCACAACACGCCGGCCTCATGGCCCGCCTCCGCCTCATCCCAGCCAAAAACAAACCCACGACCTTCTGGCGCGAGTACCCCGTTCAGAAACGCAGCCAAGTCGAGGCCGCCATCCTCGTCCTCGAAAGCGCCGGCCTCCACGGCATCGCCCGCAAGGCTGAGAAAACCCCCTTGCCAAAATTCAAACGCAGGCCCACCCTCGTCAACCGTGAAGGCTTCGGCGGCGCGCTCAACGCCCGCCCCATCGCCGGTACGTGGCGCCGGAAAACCCGCCACACATAGCCTCTGAGGAAGCGGAACACCGCGGAGAATACAGGACCCCGCACGCGCTTCCCGGCCCACCAGCCGCGGCACCCAAGAAACAACCGCTCCAGCAGGTCGCCCGCATCCAAGAGGGTTATGGACCCCTCAACCGATTGGTCCCTGCCGCCCGCGCGAGGTCCAAGCACGGAGGTTTGGCCTCAAAACCCACCACGCTCAATTTGTGCCCACGCACTCGGTGATGTCGACCGCAAACGGACAGGCTCCCGTAGGGGGGAGGGGCGGCCTCCTGTCCGCAGACACCCATCGCGATCACGAAAATGTGATTGACACCCCGATTCCGAAAAACCTGCCGCAGTTTTCTCGGGGGAGTGCAAATTCACCCACCGCGCCGCCGCGTCCCGGATTTTCCCCGAACGCCGACTGGGCCGGTTCATCCGCCCAACTGCCGCTGTATGTGGTTGATCTAGAACGATTGTGTTGCTCTGGCTGCAGCGCTACCCATCATTGTACCCATCACGCGGAGGGCGGTTGAGGCCGCTCGCTGTGCACGATTTGTGCTGATATGACTTGACGGCATGGGCGGCGCTCGCGCAATGCTCAATCCGCATGGACATGGGAAGATGTGGCGCTCGGACGCGCTTTGGCACGCGTTGCACGCAGCGTCGGCTTAAGGGGAAGCGTCGGTGCCGGCAACACGGTGGGATGTCGACCAGACCGACCCGGGTCTACGGCTGGCCTCAGCGGCTTTTGGTGCGCAATCTAGCTGTGCGGGCTCAGCGTGCAGCGTTGGGGCTGCCGTGGTACGGTGGGGCTCCGAGGAAGCCGGAAAGGGTGAAGAGCATGGCGGAGAAGGCGGTAGCGTTGATCGACGCGGAGGTACAGGAGCTCGAGGCTCGGTTGCCTGGCGACATCATGGTTGCGGATCCGCTGACGCTGAACGGTGCCGAGCTGATGGCGCGGGGGGCGTTGGAAGGATTGCGGCAGTTGCGGTTGATCATCGTTCAGCCGCTCGATATCGAAGGGACGATTCGGGAGGAAAGCAACTGGGGTTTGAAGCAGCAGCGGCTTGTGGGCGACATGGCGCACGCGCTGTTGAAGCAGGCTCGGGAGCGCGCCGAGGGCGAGCGGAATTACGACCTGATCGGACGGTTGCTGGCTGCTATGGCTGCGGAGAAGGCGGAGGAATAGATCAGTCCTCCTTTGCGGCACGCTCGCAGAAGCCGCGCAATCGGGCCATCACGACATCGGCAACGGGGTCGAGCATGTCGAGCAAGCAGCAGATGATTGCCGTTTGACGGCCGACCGGGACGCCTGATGGCGCGTCGGTGATCTGCCTGACGAGGGTGGGGAGACTGAGGCCGAGGAGCTGGGCGGCCTCTGCCTGCGTGATGGCGCGAGCGCGTATCCACGCGCGGAGTTCGGCTTTGGTCATGCGCGTTTCCACCAGATGATAAACACCGTAAGGAGCACCGCGATTATGAGATAAGCGAGTTCCATCACTATGTTGCCAACGACCGAATAGCCGATTGCTCGGCTTGCGTCATGTTCAGCTCTGGATATTTCGCGCCATCCCGCATGTTTTCGAGGGCGCGCCAGATGTCCAAGTCGGCAACAGCGGCGAACACCCCGACCCGCATGCACGAGCAGAACCGACGAGCCTGATGCACATGCTCGAACGCGCGGATCTCGTCGAGGTCGACCATCCTCGCGTTCTGCCAATAGGTCAGCCACTCTTGAATTTTGCTCTGTTTCATCGCTCATCCCCTTGTTCAACGTCAGCACCCTACCGCATGACCCCGACCCCGAGTACCGCATTATGCGCATGGCTGGCATACCTCATTATGCGTTGCCGCATACCTCATCCTGCGCCATTGTCTGTTCACGGCAATGGCGCCGCAGGGGACACAGACCATGTACGAGATCAACTTCGCCACTTGCACGCTGGAAGACGTTATCGAGCGCTCGGCAACGTGCCATCCTGGCCTGTTTGCCGATACGCTGCGCGAGCAAGCCCGCACCCACATCAGCGCTTATTCATCGATCGCGGCTTACGATCGGCACGCGGGCAACGTCGCGGCGAATATGGCTTCCGATTGCAACACGATGGCGGAACGCCTCGCGAGCGATGGCGACATCGGCGAGTTGACCTTTGGGCAGCGGATCATCGCGTTTGGCATCGCCGCTCGGCTGCAATGCGTCCCGCACGCAGCGCAGCGTGACATCGCTCGGCGCGATGATGAGGCCCGCACTGCCGCATAACCTCCCCCGCCCCCCAACGGCCCGCATGGATGACCCCAGCGGGCCTGAGGCGGTAGCGGCAATGGTGCCGCAGGGGATGAGACGATGATCTATCAGGCGATAATCACGAAATACGTTGGCCCGACAAACACCAAGGGCGGCCGCATCATCGCGTCGACCGAAAGCGGCATCCGCCACACGATCAGCTATCCACACGAGCTGACCAGCGAGCAAGGCCACCGCAAGGCAGCCGAAGAACTGGCCGCCAAGCTGAACTGGCAGGGCAAGCTGCACGCCGGCGGCCTCAGGACCGGATATTGCTTCGTCATGCTCGACAGCGCGGCCTGAGGAGGACGGACGATGACGACCAACCTGATTTACACGCCACGCGATTACGACCGCTTCGACGCATCAGCCGCCGCCCTGCGCGAAGATGCCCGCAAGGCTCGCGAATGGGATATGGGTTATGTCCACGGTCGGGCTAATCGCCCGCACGATCCGATCTGGTCGTGGTCGCAATCCTATCGGCTAGCCTACGGCAAAGGCCAACGCGAGAGAACGCCATAACCGCCGCCACACGCGCGAAAGGGTCCGGGGGGTTCTCGACATGCTCCCGGACCCTTTCCTGCACTCACGCCTCGAATTTGGGGCATTTTGAGCCATCGTAGGAGAAACCGAATGACTTACATGGAATGGGTTTCGCGACTGCCAGAGGTCGGCGGGAAACTCAAGGCCAAGGCCAAGCGGGTTGAAAAATTGCGCGAGGAAGCTCGCCAGCTTGAGGATGAGGTTTGCGCGACCGTCAGCAGGCTATGGTCCGATGCCGAGGTGAAGAAGGCAAAATCATGATCCCGCAAGCGCAGTTCGCCGCGATCCTCGATGCCGCCAACGCCGCGGTCGACAAGCGCATGGCCGAGCGCGAGGCAATCCGCCCACTCCTGCCGCTCTACCCGGGGTACACCTGGGCGCAGATCCATCGCGGGCTTACCGTGCCGGCAGTCGAGCTGCCGCCTCCGTGATCCGCCCAACCCCCTCGGTCGCGTCGAGCACCGCCCGCATCCGAGCCTCTAGCGCATCGCAGCGCTGAAAGAGCGTCGTCGGTTGCGGACGCTTCGGACTAGGGCTCGGCGAACCATGCCGCGCCCAAATGCCCGCGATCGTGTTCTTGGTTACGCCAAACGCTTTGGCGACCGCCTTCTGCGACATGCCGCTTTCCAGCATCTCCATCACCCGCCCCTGCTGCTCTACGCTCAGAGCACCGTTACCCCGTGCGTTAGGATGCCGGATCAATGTAAACCTCCGCCGTAAGCGTGTCCGTTGACCGGTCGATCCGGTTTCGCATTGCGCACCCAATTCCGCCAGGTGGCTCGCCAATCGAGCTTCAACGCGTTCGGGCCAGGCTTCGCCACCCAATAATCCTCGAACAGGTACGACTGATTGCTCATGTCCAGATCGGGCCGCCATTCCCTGCCCTCCTTGAGCCATTCGAGCGGAACCGTCTTGCCCTCGGGGTAGGTGCCTTCACCGCTAGGCCATCGGGTGCCCCGCGCAGCGGTCGGCTTCTTTGCAACTGCGATAGCAGTTGTTTCTTCCTCCGATTCCTCTTTGACGGTTCCTCTTAAGGTTCGGGTGACATTTTCAACACCTTTTTTGGGAGCGGATGTCACCTTTTTTGGTGCAGATGTCACCTTTTCTTGGGAAATAGGCGGCAAAATGCCACCCATTCCTGCGATGACAAATCTGCTGGTGCGCCCCCGCCCTACGCCGCGTTCGATCATCAATTCGCCGATGGCTTCAAGCCTCGCAATTGCACGCTGCGCTTGGCGCTCGCACAACCCAGCCTCGGAGGCTATCGTCGCGATGGAGGGGAAAGCGTTACAACCGTTCGCATCGGAGTGATTTGCAATTGAAAGCAGAGCCAGCCGGGCACCCAGCTTTGCCTTGCTGCTGGTAATGACCCAGACCATCGCCTGAATGCTCATTCGATTACTCCCTTCGCTAAATTGTCAAACCGCTGTCGCTCGCCGGACCACGCCACGCGAGCCATGCCGGTGCGCCCGTGCCGATTCTTTGCCACATCGATCTCGGCGAGCCCGCGCACCTTGTCGATCTCCGCCTGATGGTCAGCCAGACGCTCCTCGAAAGCATCCTGCCGCTCCCTGGCGTTGCGCTGGAGCCGCTCGCGTTCGAGGTAGTATTCTTCCCGAAACAGGAACATCGCTACGTCTGCGTCCTGCTCAATGTCGCCCGATTCCCGGAGATCCGAGAGCATCGGCCGCTTGTTGTCGCGGTGCTCGACGGCGCGCGACAATTGCGACAACAACAGCACCGGGATCGCAAGCTCTTTGGCGACCGCCTTCAGATTGCTCGTGGCGTCGCCAATCTCGAGCCGTCTGTTCTCAACCCTGCCTCCCTGGCGGAGGAGCTGCAGGTGATCGACGATTACCAGGTCGAGCCCATGGCGGCGTTTCCACCGCCGCGCCCGTTGCCGCATCTGCGCAACCGACAGCCGAGCCTGATCGTCGACCGCTATCGACATCCCGGCGAGGATCTGTTGCGCCTCGATAAGCTTTGGCCATTCATGCGCCTCGAGATTGCCGTGCCGCTGCCGGTCGGTAGAAATGCCCGTAAGTCCGGCAAGCCAGCGCTGCGTCAACTCGCCCTTGGTCATCTCCAGCGAGAAGAACAGCGATTGTTTACCGACGTGTGCCGCGTTGAAGGCTATCGTCGATGCCGCCGCGCTCTTGCCCATGCCGGGACGACCGCCAAGCACGATCAACTCCCCCGCTCCCATGCCGGCGATAATGTGGTCGAGGTCAGATAGCCCCGTGTCGACGACCGTCGCCCCGCCCGCTTTATAGGCCGCCTCGATATCGGCCACGGCACCGCTCGATATGGCGCCGACCGCCTCGGCGCCGTTCTTTGCCGTCGCATGTGCAATTTCGTAAAGCCGCTGTTCAGCACCGTCGACAACATCATCCGCTGACCGTCGGGGATCGGAGAAATCCGCCGCGTCAGCAATCGTGTCCTGCGCGGCCAACACGATCTCTCGCCGCCGCGCGAGGTCTGCGATCTGTTTTGCATAGGACGGGCTGTTTAGGACCGATACGGCGCCCTGCAGCAGACGCATCAGATATTTTCCGCTGCCTAGTTCGGGGTCGTTGTCAAACGCCTTCCGGAGTAGCGCGGGATCCGCCTTCTCTCCGCGCCCGACGCGCTCGCCGATGAACTCGAAGATACGCCCGTGGATTCCATGTGAGAAATCGCCGGGTCCGACGATATCGACGACATGCTCGTAGGCTGCGTTGTTGACGAGGAGAGCGCCGAGCAGCGCCTGCTCGACCTCCGTATTGTGCAGATCGGCCCAAGGGTCTTTCGGTGGCCCGCTCATTCCCCGCACGCCTCGATGAACGCCGCCGCCGCAACAGCAACAGCGCGTTCGGTCTCGGGCGTAATTCGTTCAAGTCGGGCGACGATGGCGAGGCGCAAGCGCTCCCAGGCGCGATCCTCCGGAGAGCCGATGTACGGTATCTGTGGCGATTGCACGCGCACGCTCCTGTCCCTTGTCCCCAAGGAAGTCCGAGCGCGGGCCGCGACCTAAATCGTGTGGCCGGGGACAGGCGCAACCGGGTCAAACTCCTATCCGTCGATGGGAGCTGGCCCGCGCTCGTCGGCGATTATATGGGATGCGGTCGGCGATCTCAACTCCCAACCGGCGTCTTTAACCCAACTGCGGAAGATCACGAACGGCATAAATCCGCGCCGCGCAGGATGCGTGATAGAACCGTCCATTGCATTCCGGGTTGCACCAACAGCTTCGACCGTGACACCACAGGCCCCAATGTTGGGCAGAACCGTTCATGCTCAAACCTCGCCGTGCAGCAACCACCAGCGCACCAGCGCCTTGCGCACCCGCTCCCACCCCCGCCGATGCGTCGTGTAGCCGAGCGCAACCGAGGCGTCACGGGCACTTACGTCCCAATACTTCCAGTGCCGGATCATCTCATCGGCGACCTCGCGCGCCGCTTTAACATCGCCCGGCATCATGCTGCACACAATGGACAATCGCCTTTTATGTAGAGCGGATGACGTGGCTTATCGCCAAGGTAAACGATGTTGATTCCGCTCTCTCGCAAGGTGCGCATAACAGCAAATCCGCGCCCGAGATAATCGCCATGAGCACCCCAGGCTGCGACCACGCGGCTATGCGGAAACAATACCTCGCGTATCCACTCGTCGTTGTCGGGACCAATCGGATCGCTCGCATGGCGCAGAGCTTTCGGATCGGTAGCGCGGAAGGCGAATAGGTTAAGCACCTCTATTCCACCCGCACCCTCGCGTCGAGCGAAAGACATGCAGCGACGAATGGTCGGATCATCAATCTCAGCATCAGCGGTCGACGGATTGAGCATGATCCACGGTAACGGCAGCTTCGTGCCGTCCCATATACGCGACAGACGATAGCGGTAGACCCCATCCGGCGAGATGACCGCGTGCCGGGAGAGGAACAGATCGCTCATGCTGCGTCCGTTGGCTTATCGTCGTACAGCGGTCGCACCCGGCGCGCCAGCAACTCGGCCAGACGCGCGGAGCGGCCCTGCCGGCCCCATACCGGCATCTCGCCCACGATCACCAGCGACAGCGCCTCGACCTCGGCGACCTCTTTCAAGCTGAGGTGGTTCCAGTCCTGCATGCGTGGCAGCATCAAACGATCTCCGCTATCCGCAGCGGCACGCCGCACTCTCGCAGCGCGATAATCGCCTCCTCGAGCGAGCGGATCACGTAGACTGCGCACCCGGCGCGACGCAGCGACTTGTGGCACGCCTTCTGCTCATCCGAGACCCGACCCTTCGGCGCCTTTAATTCTAGAAATAGGGCGCGCCCTCCATCAAAGATCGCAACGTCTGGAAAACCTCGCCTAACTCCCAGCCCCTTAAGAATGCTTCCACGCAATTTGCCGCCGCCCCCAAGTGGAATGGTTGTCCAGGTCGCGTTGCCGCCCAATCCGACATCCAGAAACGCTGCGATTTGTTTGTGTAGAATTTGCTCAGGTCGTTGCACGACGACCCACCTTTGCCGTTCTAGCCATCGGCGCGCTCCGCCAGCATCTCGCGGAAAGTGACACGGCAACCCGATGCCTCGTTGATCTTGATCGCGAGGCCGGCGCTCGGTGTGCGCTTCCGCTGGCATAGCTCGGTCATGTAGGATGGGGAAATAGCGAGTCGGCGCCCCGCTGCTGCACGGCTAATGCCCTCGGCTTCGATCCATTCGGCGAGTGTCATGGGTCCGATATAACCCGGGCCGATCATATTCGCAAGGGGCGAACAATGCCTCTTGACGACACGTTCGCTATGTGCGAATTATCGCTCGTTCCGATAGAGGGATGAGATGGCTGCGGCACGGAAGAAAAAGGCGGACGCGCCGACCGAGATCATGGGGTGGTGGTTTGCTGCTTCGGATGAGCTGCCGCACGGCGATGGTCGCAAGGTCGTTGTCGGCGAGACGCTGACCGTTGATGGCAAAATCGTCCCTTGCGAACACGGTTTGCACGCCAGCGTTGATCCGCTCGATGCGTTACAATATACGCCGGGCGCGATCCTCTACCGTGTCAGGCTTTCAGGCACCATTGTTGCGCATGACAATGACAAGTACGCCGCGAGTGAGCGAACTGCGATAGCGAAGCGGGATTCTACCCAAATGCTATGGGCGTTTGCTCGCAAGGTGGCGCTCTCGGTAATCCACCTATGGGATGCGCCTACCATCGTGCGCGAATATCTGGAGACAGGAGACGAGAGCAAGAGGGCCGTCGCCAGGGACGCCGCCGGGGACGCCGCCTGGGCCGCCGCCGGGGCCGTCGCCAGGGACGCCGCTTGGGCCGCCGCCACGGCCTCCGGGCCTGCCGCCTGGGCCGCCGCCTGGGCCGCCGCCTGGGCCGCCGCCAGGGACGCCGCCTGGGCCGCCGCCGGGGCCGCCGCCAGGGCCGCCGCCGGGGACGCCGCCGGGGACGCCGCCGGGGACGCCGCCAGGGCCGCCGCCGAGGCCGTCGCCAGGGACGCCGCCAGAAAGCTATTCAACGAGATGGTTACGCAGCTTTTCGAGGGAGAGGAATGATGCCTGATTTCAGCAAAGCGCGCGACCCGCTCGACGTGCTCGACATGATGACGGCCCCGGCCCGCGCCTTTGCGGACGGCGTGCGGGCGGCGAACGACGAGGCCAACTTGTGCTCGCGCAAGCTGCGCATCGCGATCGTGGCGCTGGAAACGCTCGCGATGCCCGCGGGTGGATCGGCTGGGCTTGAGAGCGCGATGGAGAAGGCAATGCGTCAGGCGGCGCAGACCGCACTCGACCGGATAGCGGCGCTGAAATGACCGCCGATGAACTGCGCGCCGAGGGATGGCATTCGGTTGACGCAGGATTGCTGTCGCCCCGCAACGCAGAGGTAGAATTTGCGCGCGATCATCGCATCTTTCGCCAACTCCCGTGGTTTGGGAAATGGAGCGACTTTGACCCCGCTTTCAATGTAGCTGGGCTTTGGTGGAGAGTTATATGAGCGCCTGGATCGACCGCCTCGGCTCGCTGTTCGCCGGCTTCACGATGGCCTGCGTGATGATCGCGCTATTCTGGCCGTGGATTGAGAGGGTCTTACCGTGAGCGCACTCATCGCCTGGATTATATTAACGCCTACTGTTTGGTTGATCCCCGCCGCACTTGGTTACGATGAAAAAGCAGGATGGCAAAAATCGTTGGTCTGTTCATTTCTCGTATGCCTGCTCCCGTGGTGGGGCATTTATTTCCTTGTATGGAGGCCACTATGACCGACCTCCGTGCCCTCGTCCCCGCCCACCGCGCCATCGTAGAACAGGTGAGCACGATGTTTCCCGAGGAAGATCAGGACACGCTCGCCGATACGATTGCCGGCGAGAGCGATCTGCCGGACGCTGTCGTAGCCGTGCTGCGCGCCGCGCTCGAACGCGAGGCGCAGGCGAAGGCGATCAAGGACGAGCTGATCGCCCGGCTGCTCTATCGCGCCCACCGGCTTGAGGATGGGGCGAAGTCACTGCGGGCGGCGGCGATGCAGGCGATGCAGGAAGCAAACCTACCCACAATCCGTGCAATCGACATGACGGCACGGATCGGGCACGGAAAGCCAAAGGTTATCATCGTTGAGGAAGGGTTGATCCCTGCGGCCCTTTGCAAGATCGAGCGGACGCCAAGGAAAACAGAAATCGGAAAGCTATTGGCGGAAGGAACCGACGTGCCGGGTTGCACTCTCAGCAACGGCGTCGATTTTTTGACAATCCACAGGGGCTGACGATGCCTGACCCACAGACCGACGCGCAGCTCGCGGAAGACGACGCCGGCATCCTCGCTGCCGCGGTGGCGCTGTGCTGGGACAACCGTATCGTGCTTGTGTTGGGCGATGGCCCCGACCCAATGTGGTGGTGGTATCACACACCCGAGGAGGAGCGGCGCAAATATCTCCGCGCCGCACGAACCGCCTGCGAGGCTTGGGAGAGTTTCTGGGAGGAGCGAGGGAGATGACCGACATTGCCGCCAAGCTCGCCGCCCCGTTCGACCCAGCTATCGTGTCGTGGCCCACTTACCGCCCCGACATCACTGGTGACGAGCGCTCCGAGTTGATAGCGCGGTTTTGGTCTCATGTATGGATAACGCGAGGAGACGATAGCCGCTGCTGGGTATGGACCGGAGGTTGCCATCAGCGGCCCGATGGTCGAGCATCGTATGGGCGATTTACGGTGCGCGGGGAACACATCTATGCGCACCGTTTCATCTACCAAATGACACACGGCCTTTTGCCCGATGATCTCGTAGTGCGGCATAAGTGTGACGAGGAGCCCTGCGTAAACCCTCGCCATCTGATCGAGGGAACGCTATCCGATAATACGCGCGACAAGTTTGAAAGGGGACGAGGGCCGAACCGGAAGGGTGAAAAACATCCGCTCGCTAGGCTGAGCGACAATGACGTGCGCGAAATTCGGCAACTCCGCGCTCTTGGTCGTAAGGAAGCGACCGTTGCGGAGCAATTTGGCATTTGTCGGGCACAGGTCTACCGGATCGTGACCGGCCGAAATTGGGGACACATCTGATGGCAACGCTCAAGAAAGAGCTTCGGGAAATCCTCGAACGCTACGATATCGACCCTCGCGACAAATCGAAGTTGTGGGATTGCCACGGCACACTCGTCTTGTACCACCGGGCCTACGAGATCATTGCGGCCCAGGAGGGCATCAAATTCGACGCCCCGGTGTTGATCGAGGCCAACAGCGGCGCTGGGCTCGTCGCCATGCTCGTGACCGGCCACATGAAGGACCGGACGGAATGGAGCGTCGGCGAGGCGGCGCCGGGCAACAGCAAGAACGCCTACCCCTACGCGATCGCCGAGAAGCGCGGCAAGGATCGTGTCGTCGCCAAGCTGGTCGGGCTCGCCGAGCACGTTTACAGCGAGGACGAGGCGGACGAATTTAAAGACGCATCCAGAACTCCGGCCGCGCCTCAGCAACAGGAAAGGAACGCCACGAATGGGGCGG